TGAAGGTGCCGAAGATGAAGGCCTCAGGGCGCTTCACGGCCAACGCCAGGCGCTCTTCGCAACGGATCGAGATCATGTTCTTCTCGAAGTCGTCGGCGTTCTCGGTGGAGATCACCACGTTCGCGTCCTCGCGATCGAAGATCTGCGCACCGGTCTGGAAGGCACCAGTCAGGAACTTGCCCTGGAAGGCGGCGATCTCGGTGGCCACCACCGGCAGGCCCCACAGCAGAGGACCGGCCAGACCCAGGGGGTTGGCGAGGATGTAGCGGCCCAGGGTGTCCTTGGTGAGCTCGATCTTCGCCCAGTCGATGAAGTGCAGGACGTGGCCGGACGCCGGAAGGCGCGCCAGCTGCGCCTGCAGCATTGCCAGACGGAGGTCATCGATGCCGTTCTGTTGGGCCACCTCGAACGCCGGAGCGTAGGCCGAAGCCTGCGGCACGATGCCGTCGAGGTGCGCACCGGTGCCGTCGCCGAACAGGATTTCCTGCTCTTCGACGTACTTAAGACCGAAGCGCATTTCGGTGTCGATGGTGGATTGCAGCTGCGCGAAGTCGTCGAGGATCTGCTTGGAAGCCTTGAACATGTGCGCGATGGTGGTCACCGGCGTGATCTTGGTTCCGAAAGTGATGTTGCTGTAGGGCTTGGCGGTGCCTTCCGGCACTACCTTGGCGGCGTTGGTGAAGCCGGTCTGCTGCACCCAGAAGATCGCCGGCGAAGTCGTGCGGCCGGGGGCGATCAGGTCACGGATGAACAGGCGCTGCTTCGGCATTACATCAATGCCGGGCAGGCGCTGCGGCTCGACCACACCGGTCGGAACGTCGGTGCTGATCAGGGCGTTCTGAACGGGGATGCTGACGCGCTTTCCACCTTCCAGACTGGCGGCGAACTGCTTCAGCGCTTCGCTCTTGATCACCAAGCCGCCGACAGAATCACGGATGGCAGGTGCGCCATTGCTGGGGGAACGTGCGAACTCCTGCTCCAGTTCGCCGAGCTTCGCCTTCAGCTGCTTCTCGGCCTCGGTCAGGCTGTTGAACTTGGTCGCCAGTTCGTCGACGGCGGCCTTGGTTTCGTTGGACAGGCTACCGGCTTTCTTCGCCTCGTCCAGGGCGGCCTCGGCCTTCTTGCTGAAGTCGCTGGAGGCCTTCTCCAGTTCAGCGGATACCTGCTTCAGCAGGTCAGCGGTATTGTCGGGCATGTTCTCTCTCCGGTTACTTGGATGCTGCTGCCGAGAACCGCGCCAGCGCGGCTTGAAGTTCGGCGATGGGGGCGGCCAGATCGGCCGGTGTATCGGCAGCGCAGGGCTTACCGGGGTCGGTAGCGCGAGGCGTACCGGCCTTGAGTTCTTGAATCAGGGAGCGGCGCTCAGAGCGGGGAATGCCCTGCTTCGCCAGGATCTGGTCGAGTCGGCGGGCTGCGATCATCGGAGCGGCCAGCGCGCCGGCGTCGTCCTTGGTGGCGTCCGAGTCGAGGAGGCTGTCAGCGAATCCGCGCTCAATCGCATCCGCCCCGCCCATCCAGGTCTCGACATCCATCAGCGCCTGCATGTCCTCGACTGGATCGCCAGTGCGCACCGAGTAGATGTCGGCCAGGGTGCCGTCGATCTGCTCCAGGAAGCTGGCTACCTCCTTGAACTCGTTGCGGTCGCCAGCGGCGATCGTCCAGGCGTTGTGGATCATCAGGAAGCCGGCGCGGGCAATCTTCACCTCGTCGGCCGCCATGGCGATGAACGAAGCGGCGGACGCAGCCAGGCCAAGCACGCGGACGGTGACCTTGCCCTTGTACTCGCGCAGGAGGTTGTAGATCGCGAGCCCCTCGAAGACATCGCCGCCAGGGCTGTTGATGTTTACCACCACGTCGGCGTCATTCATGCTGCGCAGGGCAGCGCTGATGCGCTTGGCGGTCACGCCCTCCCCCGTCCACCAGTCGTAGCCGATGGGGTCGAAAATGCTGATGCTGTTCTCTTCCTCGGCCGCTGCGCGAATTGCGGGATTCCAGCGCTCCAGCGCTTTGGGCATCAGGTCGCAGGAAACGTCCGCGCGCGGCCGAGCCGCCGGCGCCGCCGGAAGCGATTTGATAGTCATGGTCTCTCCAGTTGGGTCAGGCGGCCTGGTTCAGGCGAGGCAGGGAAATCAGCGCGTGCGCCATCAGCGGGCCCGCCGGGTTTCCTGTTTCCAGAGCCTCGACAGCAAGGTCGATGGCTTCGCGCATGGCGGCCTTGTCGCCGCTTTCGTTCGCCGCTACCAGTCGCAGCATGTAGGCCGTCGCCGCCGGCGAGACGCCGCCAGCGGTAGCGCCGAGCTGCTCCAGCGGGACCAGCGCAGACTGCACAGTAAAGACATCTCCACCTACAATCGGTGGCAGGTTCTCCAGGCGGCGCACCTCATTGCGGCTCATCCAGCCATTCTGCAGCGCGGTGTTGTACCAGGCCGCACGGCCGGCGCTGTCAGCACGCAGCAACCCTTCGACGGCGAACTCCGCGAAGAACTCCTCCGCGTCCGCCTCGCCGATCAGGCAACGGGTGATCTCCTGCTCGATGTTCACCAGCAGCGGCCGGAGGCTGTTGGTCAGGAAGTGGAGGTTCTGCGCCTCAACGGAGCTTGCCCAGCTGGACTGCTTATCCATGTGCCCCACCATGAACGGCGGGACGCGGAACCACCGGCACATCTCTTCGACGTTGAAGGAGCGCGACTCCAGCATCTGCGCCGCTTCGGGGTTCATCGTGATCCCCTGATACTTCAGGCCGGCCTCGGCCACCATGATCTTCCCGGCGTTCTGGGAGCCCATGAAGGCCGCCAGACTGGTACGAAGCTGCTCTCGCTGCTCCGGCTTTAGCACTGTGTCGCTGCTCAGGATGCCGGAGGCCTGCATGCCCTGGGCGAATACCTTCGCGGCCGCCTCTTCGGCGGACATCGCAGAGCCGAAGATATCGCGGCCGACGGTCACCGGGAGCATCCCGCACACGCCATCCAAGCCAAAGCCGCGGATGTGCATCAGGTTCTTCTCGGGGATCACCCGCTCGACGCCGTTTTCGCTATAGGTGTACTTCAGCCGACCGTTGTCTTCGCGCTTCACCCGCATGCATTGCGGCAGCAGCGGTACAAGCGCAACTACGCGAGAGCCGACAAGCTTCTTCTCGACGAAGGCGTTTCCGCGCAGGCAGATACTCGCCACCACCATCAGCATGAAACGCTGCGGAGTCATTTCGGAGTTGGGAGTACGGCACAGCAATCTGAACAGGGGGTGATCTTTCGCGGGCTCCCGCGAGCCATCAGGCAAGCGCCGGTAGAGCTTGAGCGGCAGCGTCGACACCGACTCCGACAGCAGGCGCACACAGGCCCATACGGTCGAGAGCTGCAGGGCTTTGTCGACGGTGACGTGCTTGCCGCTGGCTGAGGTGCCGAACCACTCCTGCCAGAACGCTCCATCGTTCAGGCCGATCGGGACGCCAAGCCAGTCCAACAGGGCGGATTTGATCCGCCCAGGTTTCTTTTTGTCGCCCATCAGAGGCCTACCATGATCGGGTTGGAGGTGAAGTCGCCCATATCGCCAGGATCGTCGGCCTCGGCCTTCGAAGCCCCGATGGCCATCAGGAGCGCGGTCATGTCGTCGATCTTGTCGGGCGACTTCTTCTTGTCGGGCGCCGCGCTCATGTTCCCGTCGTAGCGGGGAATCACGTTCGAGGCGCACCAGGTCAGCAGCGGATCGCCACCGTGGGCCAGCTTCCCGCTGATGTAGGCGACTTCCAGGGCCTGCATTGTCGGGTGGTAGGACTTGGTGCCCTGGATGAACTCAAGCAAAGGCACATCCTCCGCCACCAGGCGGTTGACAAGGTCGGAAGCGTTCCAGCGGTCATAAGCAATCAGCTTCACGCCGAAACGCTCGACAGCTGCGAGGATGTCCTTCTCGATCACCGCATAGTCGGTGACATCGCCCTCGGTCTGCTTCAGCAGCCCCGTCTCAACCCAGGCCGCATAGGGCACAGTGCCGCGCTCAGTGCGGAACGCCACCGAGCTTTCCGGCGCCCAGCGCCAGCCATAGGTGTACAGCATGTCCTCCACATTCCAGACCAGGCGGAAGCAGGTAAGGTCAGTGGTGCTCGCCAGATCGAGGCTGCCCCAGCACGGGTATTGCGATAGCCATTCGAGGTCGACCTCGCCAGAGCACTTGTTCCACTTGGTCAGGTCGACCCAGCCAGTTGCGGTAGAGGCCGGCCGATTCAGGCGCTTGATGCGGAATTCGGCCAGCTTCGAAGGCATCTGCTTCGCCTCGATCGCCTCTTTGCGGATGGCCGAGAGCAGGTGCTTGTTTGCGTCCATCAGCGGGTTGGCCTTGATCCATACCCGCTCGTCGAACTCGTCGTCCGCCTTGATCTTGAGGGTCTTGTTCTCCTCGTCGACGGCGTAGAACACCACCAGGAAGTGGTCGGCCGTTGTGCCGAACACACCCGCGAGCAAACGCTTGGCAAACTGCCGCATCTCGCCCCACGGGCCGGGGTTGGTGTAACCCTCGGTTGTCGTGTAGAGCCAAAGCGGGTTGCCGCGCGCACCGGCCGCCGAGGTCAAGACGTTCAGCAGATCGGCACTCTTGTGAGCGTGGATCTCGTCGAGGCCGACATGTGACGGGTTTAGACCGTCCTGAGTGCTGGCCTTGGCGTGGATCGGTTTGAAGGTCGCACCGGTCTCGAAGCGGGTGATCGCCTTCGCCCACGTCTCCAGCCCGAAGGCCTCGCGCAGCGCAGAGGTCTTCTCGACCATGCGCTTGGCGACGTTGAAGATGATGCTGGCCTGGGGGAAGGTCGTCGCTGCGCTAATGACCTGGGCGCCCTCCTCCGGCTCGCAGCATTCGCAATAGAGCAGGATGCTGGACGACAGCGTGCTCTTGGCGTTCTTCCGCGCGACCGCGAACAGCGCCGAAGAGAACCGCCGCGGATAGAACCGGCCGTCATCACCCCAGTCGTCAACCTGAATCCATTCCTTCTTGCGGAAGCCGAACAACTGCACGACGAAGAAGACGTGCGACGGATGCATGACGATGGTGGGGGTTTCCCACTTCCCTTCGACGTGCGGCAGCTTCTCGATGAAGTCGCAGGCGTCGTTCGCGTGCCACTCATCGAAGAAGAACGGGCAACTCTTCTTCTTCGCCCGCTTCAGGTCATCGACGAAGCGCTTCGCCGCCTGGCGGATCAGCAGGCCGTGCTTCTTCCTGGCCTTGTCGGCAATGGCAGCCTTGGCGTAGTCGAGAGCGATCTGGACGTAATCACGCACCGCGTTTCCCGTTCTTCGCAAAGGGGTTGCCACTGTCCTTGGCGCCGCCGGCCGAGACCTTCCGGCGACTGGCCGGGGTCATGCCGAACTCGGAGAACAGTGCTTTCAAGGCGGTCAGCTCTGCGGCCGTCGCCTCCATGTCCGCCTTGGCTTTCTTGCGGAAGCACTGCCAGGCGAAGCAGAGCTGCTCCAGGGAGTACAGGTCGACGACCTGCAGCACCTTCGCGGCCACCAGTTGCGGGCCGAGCTGATTCCACATGTCGGCGCCGTCGCGGTTCAGGTGCTGCGGCGGTTCCGGGAAATCTTCGATCAGGTCGAACTCTGGTGCCTCAGTCGCCTCGCGATCCGGGCGAGTGGTACCGGCCAGAACCTTGAGGGTCGGAGGCGTACTCTTGCGCCCCATTTATCGAACCTCACATTTTCAGAATAGAATTTTGACTGCGCGAAAATTTGGCTCCCCCCGTCGTTCGGGCATGTGGAGCTGTGAGCTTTTAACCCCCCCTCCCCCTGAGGTTTTCCGCACCAGCTTGGTGCATCTCAGGGCTCGGCCAAGGCCGCGTCGCCACCCACCAGGCCGACCCGCTCGCCCACCTGGTTGTGGCAGGTCCAGCAGAGGGCGCGGAGGTTGCCCCAGTCCAGGGACAGCTCGGGGTGCGTCTTGCGCGGCTTGATGTGGTCAGTCATCTGGCTCGGCGTGATCCGATCGTGCGCTTCACACTCTTCACACAGCGGGTGGACCTTCCGGTACCGGATGCTGAGGCGCCGCCATCGCTCGGTCTTGTAAAAGCCGTCGCTCTCGTCGCGGCGTTCGTTGTACTGCTGATGCACTGCCTTGCGGGTCTCCACCCTTCTGGCTTCGGCATCTGCCTTGTGGCGAGCGCAGTAGTGGCTCCCGGGCACCGAGGCCTTGCCGCATCCAGGCTCAGGGCAGAGGCGACCAGGACGACGAGGCATGTCAGCCCTCCCGGCGCGGCAGCTTCCAATCAGCAAAGCGATCAGCGATATCAGCGAGCTTCTTCACGCCCAGGAAGCCGGTGAACACCCCGGCAGCGGTGGCCATGTTCTGCGGCAGGCCGGCCCACTCCAGCACGGGGATCAGGCCGAGGGTGATCAGCGTACACAGGGCCGCTTCGAGCAGCGCCTGGCGACGAGTGCCGCCACCGTAGATAACCCGGATCAGTGCAACCAGGAATGACAGAGCGCCGGCGTACAGCACGGGCGAGTGCTGGCTCAACCAAGCAAGCACAAGCGCCCACGTCTCCGGTTTGTCGGGCATGTTGGCCATCTCGTTATCCCCTCTGCGGGGCAGGAATGAAAAAGCCCAGCGCGGAAGGCTGGGCTCATAAAAAAGCCCGGCTCAGTGGCCGGGCTTCGCTTCAGTCAGCAGTCTTACTGTCGGGGGATCTGGACATAGATGTTCTCCCCCTTCTTCTGGATGGTGATATTGAGCTCGTTGCCATTATCCAAAAGAGCCGTGGCACGGTAGAAACCGCTCTTCGGCTCATCATCAATGGTTACTGCAACACAAGAAGAGCTCTGGTAAAGCTGCTTATGGATGATGTCGGTAACAATCGGACAGGCAGCATCTTCGATGGCGGAATCCCCGCCGGCCAATCCCAAAAGAATCGACACAATGAAAGCTGCAATCCATCCGTAGAAGTAGTTCTTTTTCTGTCCCAGGATGCTGGCGCGCTTCCAAAGGTAGACAGGAACGATTACTACCGACCAGCTCTCAGGGGCGGCATGGCCGGCCGCTTTCAGGCGTCTCTCGTCAAATACGCAAAGACCGATATTGAAGGCGAGGAACGCCCACCAGACGCTGACGCCCAAGAAGTACTCGAGCACTCCACCTGCCAGCTGAACGCCAACTAGCCCCCAAACAAATCGGTTATCAATATCCGAGGCTGCAAGTGGTGGCGGGCCGGATGGGCGACTGACGCTGTCAGCCAGTTCAGTGTCCCGCAATGACACCCACTCCCCGTCTCCCGCCCATACCTTAGTCTCCAGATGGATAGCACTCGAAGCCACAAACTCCTTCATCTGGTCGATCGTGAATGGCCCTTGCCGAGAACCGTTCAACGCGTAATACCAAGACGCTTCAGACATCCCTGATCCCCTTAACCATGTTGCCCATCAAAAGTATGGCAATGAGACATGATCATCGGCAACGAATCAAGAAGCTTTAGGGCAAATTGACAGATCATTGCGGCGGAACGCCACTGCAACGAAAGAGCACGCCGCGGCGGCCTGCTCCAGAAACGAAAAAGCCCAGCTCGATGGCTGGGCTTTTTGTTGCCGGTCTGTGCGACGCGCACGGATCAGCAGATGTGGTGAATTTCGCTCATTCGCTCACAAGAGTCAAGCTTTGACTGCTTCCAACTCACCGTCGAAATAGCCTGTTTGACCTCCCTCGGTTATTTCCCCCTTAAGGTAGATAAACTCGCCCTCTACCTCCTCCATAATTTTTAAACGAATAGTCCATGGATCACTGCATTTCACGCCATCTTTGAACGCCCAAATGTCCCGAGCTAGATACGTCCCATCAGGCTGAAGCTCAGCGTGCTTGCCAGCGTCAACCTCCCAGCGACCGTGATCTACGGTGACCGAAGCGACGACAAAAACGAGAACACCATCTCGCAGTATCAGCGTTGAAAAATCCATATGGTCGGGACCAGGCTGGACGTAGTACAACTCCCCCGCATATCGCCTCTTCAGCATAAGTCCTCCTTCGCGGAAAAGCGGCAGATGCCAGCACACTAACATCTGCCAACATCCCTATCTACGAGGCATCCAGTAACCTTTCACGCTCCAAAATATCAGTGACGCGGATCATCGCCTGCTCCTCGATGGCATCCAGCGCCTTCCAGATATCGCGTCGCCACCGGCTGCGAGTGGAGTCCGGACGCGCCTCGGTGTCCCACTGGTTGATGTCGTACCACTTCGCCGACAGAACCAGGACATCGGTGGAGCGCTTGCCATCCTTCCCCTTCAGCTTCGGGATGCACCAACTGGTCACCGCGTAGGTCAAGAAGACGCGCGGCGCCGGGCTGGTGACCCTCGGTACCATCCGGCCAACCGCGTTGAGGCGGCGACCATTGTGGGTCGAGTAGCGCGCGTACAAGACGTCCCACTCCGACTGGCTCAGCTCGCGGTGGAGCAGCGCATGGAGCATACAGTCGAACTCGAACTGGTCCTGTGCCGACAGCAGCGCGCGGTACCCGCCATCCACCTTCCGATCGATGAGCTTCTGCCAGCTCTGCTTTGCCGTGTTGTCGATCACGTCAGCTGCCAGCACGCGGACGATCGCCGGCAGCACGTCTCGATAGATTCCCGTCATGCGGCCCCCTTGGGCGGTTGCGGTTCATGGCAGCCGAACAGGTCGCGCATCAGCGCTTCCACCCCCTTGCCGCCTTTGATGTTGCCCTGGGCGATCCAGGCCTGGGCGTATTCGGTGAAGCCCTGCTCGGCGCGACTGCTATGCCAGTCCACCACCAGGTGCATGAGGCAGGTCAGCGCGCCGACGCCGGCCAGTCGATCCAGGGAGAACTCCTTGGCGGCCGTTTTGAGCATCACACGCTCCAGCGGCTGCAGGTTCTTCTGAGGGAACAGCGGGGTTACTTGGCTCATTGGTTCCTCCATCTTTCGAGAACCTAAAAAGCGCCGGCAGCGGTGGTGCTGCTGGCATTGGCGAGGGAATCGGCGGGAGTGCGTTCCATCTCTGTCTCGCCATGGATGCGCTGGAAGCCGAGGGTGTCGAGATGGTCGTGCCACAGCTGCAGGGCCTCGCGCTTACGCTCCTTGGCACGGGTCTGGATGTACGCCGCCAGCACCCCGTTCATGACGTGGTTCAGCAGCATCTCCCCGATCAGGTGATCCACGCCCAGCTCGGTCCAGGACGTCCGGGCCAGCTTGCGCAGGTCGTGACTGCTCCACTCGCCGCCAGAGATGGCCGTGAAGATCACCGTCGCCTGGCTGGGCGAGATCGGCTTGCCTCGGGCGCCGGGGAACAGATAGACCGACTCGATGCCGCGCCGCTGCTGGTACTCACGGTGGGCGTGGAGCAGGGCCAGCACTTGGCGAGTGAGCGGCAGCTGATGCTCGCTGCGGGTCTTCGTGTCCCGCGCCGGGATCGTCCACAGGCCCTCCTCCAGCCAGAAATCACGCCAGCGGGCCGTGCGCGTCTCTCCGAGGCGGGTGCCATAGCAAAGCATCAGCAGGGCCACCAGCGCCTCCGCAGGGGCCTTGCCGTAGTGCTCGGCGAGTTGGCCAAGGAGTTGGCCGGTGCCATCGGGCCGGAGACCAGCAGGCTTGGGCGGGATCTTGCCGCGCACGAAGTCGGTGAAGCGCATCGACCCCATCGGGTTGCCGAGGATCAGTTCTAGGCGGTGGGCCTGACGCATGGCGCCCATGAGGATGCCGTAGGCCTGCCGCACGTAACCCGGTGAGAACTGCTCCTGCAGAGGCCAGAACAGCACGCGGTCCAGCGTGGCCTTGGTGGTATCGGCTACGGGCAGATCACGCAGGCGCGGCAGCAGGTGACGCCGGATCATCGACTTCACCGAGGCCTTGCGTTTGGCCGACAGCGAGCGATTGGTCATCTGGCGTTCCAGTTGCCACTCCAGCACCTGGCCAACAGTCGCGAAGAACCGCGCCGCACTGGTGCTGTCTGGCTCCGCCACGCGCCGGGCAAGAATCGACGGAAGGGCGTCCAGCATCGCGCTGGCGGCGAGGTCGGGATAATTCGCGGCCTTGCCCCAGACCTTGCGGACAACGACGTGCCAGGAGCCGCGCGAGCGGTCCTTGTGGAAGCGGAAGCGCAGCGCCGGGTAGCGAGCGTCGCGCAGGGTCTTCGCGGTGCCCTGGGCCTGCCGGCGAATCTCCGCGTCGCTGAAGCGGATATAAGCGGTCGTCGTCATGCGGCCTTCCCCTTGCCGCCGTACTGGCTGGCGAAGGTGCGGCCCATCTCGACCTCCTCCTGGGAGGGCTCGCGGTACCCGCACAGATTCACGAAGCGGCCGTACTGACCCTGCTGCTGGACGATGCACATGCCCGGAGGTGCGTTGCGGTTCTTCGGCATGAGGATTTCGGTGATCCCGTTCTGCCCCTCCTCGCTGTCCATGTCGCGATGGACGATGAGGATGCAGCTCGCATCAGCCTCGATCTCGCCGGAGTCGCGCATATCACTCGCCTGCGGACGCTTGGCCTTCCCGGTGCGTTTGGTCGACTCGCGGTTGAGCTGCGACAGCTCGATCACTGGCACATCCAGTTCCTTGGCGAGGCGTACCAGGGCCTTGCTCACAGCGCCAACCTCATCGGATCGGGTCCGACCCTTGGAATCCGGCGGCACCAAGCCGAGATAGTCCACCACGATGCCCGCCAGCCCGTGCTCGCGCATGACGCGCCGAGCGATGACACGCATCCGCGAGGGCGTGACGGTGGGGTCGTCGCAGATGAACAGCGGCGCCTCCTTGGCTTGGGTGGCTGCAAGGCCAACGCGCTGCAGGTCGTCATCGTCCAGGTCCTTCGGCGCGTCGAGGCGCTTGAGGTCGATACCGCCCAGTGACGCGATCGCGCGGATGCCCAGTTCCTCCTCGGGCATCTCCAGCGAGAACACCAGCCAGGGTTTCCCGCGCTTCACGGCGTTGTGCTGGGCGATCTGCAGTGCCAAGGTGGTCTTGCCGCTGCCGGGCAGGCCCGCGATGACAGTGACCTTCTTCGGGCGAATTCCGCGCATCAGCTTGTCGAGCTCCAACAAGCCGGTGTCCTGGAACTTCGGCAGGCGGTCGTTCAGTCCGTCGTCCAGCAGATCCACCACCTTCAGCACCACCTCACCAAGGCTGCGATACGCCGGCACGTCGTCGTCGAGGTCGCGCAGGTCGGCCATGGCCTCCTGCGCCTTGGCGATGATCTCGGCCAGCGGCCTGTCCTCGGTGGCCAAGCTCTCGATCAGGCGGCCGATCTCGACCTGGCGGCGCAGAGTGGAGCGCTCGCGCAGGTGCCGGCAATAGGCCTTCCAGTTCGCCGTCGACGGTACGTTGCGACGGATCTCGCCGGCATAGACCATGGTCTTCGTGTCGCTTGGCAGCTTCGGTCGCACCTGGGCAACCGTAAGCACGTCAACCGGAACGCCCTCGGCATGAAGGTCGGCAATGGTCTGGAACAGCGCGGCGTTGTCGTCGAAGTAGAAATCAGCCGGTGTCAGCTTCTCCATGATCTGGTCCACCAGCACCTGGTCATTCTGGGCGGCCCCGATGAGGATCGCACCGAGCACACCGTGCTCAGCCTCGATGCTGTGCAGTTCGCGAGTCATGCCGACACCTCGCCACGAGCAGAGCCCCAAGTGAAGCGGACGGCGCGCCCACCCTGCCGCAGGCGGTCCAAAGCGCGCTCGCCGATGAAGTCCTGGAGCGTGAGCTGCCCATCGACAGGCGCAGCGGCATCGGCCGGAAGGTTCGAGATCAGCACAGTCGGCAGCACCTGCTGGTATCGCTGGTCGATAACCTCGTGCAGCAGGCCGCGCTCGTACTCGGTGCCGCTCTGCGCGCCCACCTCGTCGATCACCAGCAGGTCGAACCCGGCCAGCTCCTCGATCACGTCGCGTTCGGTGTACTGGGCATTCTTGGCCATTGAGCCCTTCGCGGCACGGATGATCTGCGCGGCGCTGACGATCACCGCCTGGGCGCCGTGGACACGAATCACATGCTGCGCGATGGCGCTGCCCAGGTGGGTCTTGCCGGTGCCGACGTTGCCCACCAGCAGCAGCGAGCGGCCGGCCTGGTAATGCTCCGGGAAGTTCTCGGCGAACTCGCGGCAGCGCTCGAGCACGGCAGTCATTCGCGCGTTGCCGCCGGTCAGGTAGCTGTCCAGCGTGGCGGCGCGGAACCGCGGAGTGATGCCGGAGCCAATCAGCAGGACGTTCAGCTTGCGCGCCTGCTCCACCTGCAGGGCCTGCCGGTGTTGCTCGGTGTCCGTAGGAGCGAGCCGCAGCGCCGACCACTGGCAGGACGGGCAGCCCACGTCGAGATAGCCGCCTTCGAACTGCTCCACCTTGGTCTCGGTGTAGGAGCGGTGCTGCTGGCAGAGAGCACCGTTCTCGGTGCCGAGGATGCGCTCAGGAGCGCGGGCGAAGTTAGAAATTCGGGCCGTCATGGTCGGGCTCCTCTGAATTCGAATCTGGGGTGTGCTTGGGCAAGTTGGTGAAGTTCGAGGGCTTCGCGCCTGGGCGCATCGGCAGCGTCGGTTGTTCGCCGAGATACGGCGCCCAGCGCTCGCCTGGGCCAAGGAAGGTGGCCGGCTGCTGCACGTACTGCGTGCCGGCCTTGCCCAATGCCACCTGCTCCTTCCGGTAGGTGATGGCTGCGGCGATGAGATCCGAGCTGGGCACGCCAGCGCGAATACGTGCCTGCCAGGCCTTCCAGGCGTCAGGCTTCGGTGACGCCCTGTGACGCTTCGGGTACTCGCGCCAGAACAACTCGAAGTCGTCGGAGTACTTGCCGACCTGTTTACCCGCCGCGGCAGCGGCTGCCCCCGCTGGGGGTATGGGGGGCTCTAATAGATATCCCTCTCTCTGTCTCTCTCCCTCTCTCTGTCCCTCTCTCTGTCCCTGTCCCTCTCTTAGCCGTGGCGGTTCCGTTTCAGGCAACGCACCTGAAACAGGTACGGTTTCGTTTCCTGTAACGCCTCTCTGGCTGTTCAGTTCTGCGTCTTGCAACGCGGAGCGCAGCGTTTCTATTGGCGTGTTGTGGGCGTACACGATGCCGAGCTCGCGCAGCCGGTCGCGGATTCGCTTGTGCTCATCCCGGTGCCGGCGCAGTCGCTCCGCTTCATTGTCCCGGCGCTCGCGGTACGCCACTCGCTCCTCCCACGCAGCAAGAGCTTTCTCGGCGATCACCGGGTGATACAGGCGATCGTCGCTGCAGAGCTGCCATCCACGGAGCGCCATGCCCTTCA